TTCCACCCCAGAATGATGAGAGAGTTAAGTTGTTGATTTTTATAGGCTGACATAGGGGGTACCACCGTGAACGGAACGGGAAATGTGGAAGATATCAGTGCCGATACTGTGCCACAAGGATGGCAGCCGATTGCGACGGCTCCACGCGACGGTACGGTCGTCGAACTGACCTGGATGGATAACGGCCGCCCGCAGGAGATTTACCCCATGCAGTGGGGCCATATCCAGCGCAACAAGCTCTTCGCTGGCGACACGGTTGGCATGTGGATCATGCCCAATGGTGCGGCCACGTGGACCGAGCACGACCCCGATGGCGCCCCCACACACTGGCGCCCGGAGTCGCCGAAATGAGCGACTATGCCGAGCGGTACGAGCGGTCGCTGAAGTCGATCATGGATCGGAAGTGTGGCTGTTGGAAGTGCCTTGAGAGCCGCGCTGAGGTCCGCATCCAAATGATCGTTTGCCCTACCTGCGGGTGCAAGCGGTGCCCGAAAGCGTCGAACCACGAACTGGCCTGCACCGGCAGCAATGAACCGGGTCAACTTGGGAGCGTTTACGCATGACCGACTTCACCGAAACCCGATCGATGCTGAAGAAGCTGGCGATGGCGCACGGGGCGAAAACCCCAGTCGGTCGCGCCTGCCACAACCTGCTTGAGATGACGGAGAACTATTCCAGGCAGATCGGCGCCGACCAGAGGCAGCAACTCCGCTCCAATATCGAGCGGGAGAAGTCGCGGCTTAACGAGCTTCTTAGTCAGTTGCATTGAGCAGGGGAGACCGCTGAAATGAACGATCCGATTGAGATGGAAAGCCTCGTGGGCGAGCACGTTCTCGACGCCTGCGACCTGTTCGCCGACGACATTAAGGCCTCGTGGGGCGATTCCTTCGAACACTGCGAGCTAATCCGGTTCCGCCTGGATGGAAAGGTGTACACCGGCATCGAAAGTCCAGACGACGGCTACCGCAGTTCACTGCGCGGGCTCTACGTCTCGGACGACGCCATGAAGAACGTCTTCCCGCCGGTTCGGGTGCTCGCGAAGATGAAGGGCGCCGAAACCTACCAGACGAACGATACGCTGCAACTGATCGATATGGTGACGGGCAAGATCGTTCTGGAGGTCGGCACCGACAACACGGACGATTACTACCCGTGGTTCGTCGGCTGCTTCTTCCCGGATTGCATGGCGACGAACGCCACCACCTCACAGTGACAGGGGCAGTCATGATGGACCCAGAGAACAGCCTACGCCTGAAAATCTACGTGGCGATGTGGGCCGCGTTTCTAGCCTGGACCGCTTGGCTAGGCCTTAGAATTTATATCGATTCACTGTGACGCAGTGGCAAGGACAGCGCCCGTGAGTAAATGGCCGGCGGTTGGACCGTACACCATCCTTGTACCATGTCTTCGCGAATGTGATTGCGGTGCGACTTGGTACGGCGAGCCAGACGAGAAGATGGTCGGGCTCTATTGGTGGACCCTATTTAGAATGCCGCAATCCTGACCGAACATCGAGGATGAGAAAATGACGAAGCTATCGATCTGGCAAGAGGTATTGACTGAAGGCGCGCGGCTCAAGAAGGGTCAGCTTGATCGAGAAATCGGTCAGCTCAAGGACCCGCTCGAACGAGCGAACCTTGGGCACACCTACAGCAAGCTCATGATGTTCATGGCAGAGGATATCGAACGCCTCAAAAGAAAGGCGGATCGTCTGGAGAAGGAAAGCCAACAGTGGCAAATGATCGTGGTGAACCTAGAGAGCCAGTTGAACGCCAGCCAAGGCGACAGGAGAATGCAATGACCATGCCCGTTTTAGTGAAGCGCCCGGTAGCCTTCCGGATCCCGCGCGTCGTCAACGACAACCTTTCAACTACCGAGTTCCGCTACTTCACCGACGAGGTCGAGGCTCACGCCGAAGCCCTGGCGCTTGATTGCGAATGCCAAGGACTTTACGTGCGGGACGGCACCGTTACCGTGCAGGACAGCGCAGAGGTCGAGCAGGCCGTTGTTGAGCGGTGCGCGCAGCTAATAGACTCCCTTGCCGACAAGCAGGAGGAGACGAACGCAAAATATCCTGACCACGCCAAATCGTACCCCAGCTGGGTTGATCGGATACCGATGTACCGGCTCCTGGCCTCTGACATCAGGGCCAAGCTCGGGCGCAAGCCTCATCCCCACAGTTGAGCAGCATGCGAGGTGGTGATACGTGAAAAATTGGTCTGAAGCAGACGACGAAAAGATTTTGCATCTGCTCTCACAGGGCCGGACGCGAAGGCAGATCGCTGTCTACTTCGGCGTTACCCGCAATGCGATTTGTGGCAGGGTGCATCGGCTAAAGCCAGAGCCGCACGCCACGATCGAGAAAGTCGGGCCGGATGATGAAGATCATCTCGGTGAGGTCTCCCATGGAGCAACTGAAGATCCGCGCATCACGAACCGAAAGAAGATTATTCGGTCTCTGACAAGCGCACTGGAAAACTCAACGGATGAGGTTTTTCGTGAGCGAGCGCTTTGGATAATTGAGACCAAGCAGTCCGAGATCAACTGCCTCTTGGCAGTGGCGGATTGTCATGCTGACAGCTAAGCGAGGAGTACGGATGCGCCTATCGACCGAGCCGACATGCCCGAACGCTCAGGAGCACACGCCGTGCCCCGAAGGCTACATCCAGTGGGATTCATGGGCCGACCGCATGAGAAAGACGCACAAGCAGACCAAATGCGAAGGCTGCGGACGGTGGCGCATCTGGATTAAGAAGTTGCCTCAGTCCGCCGTTGCTGGGCAAGGAGTCGTGAAGTGACCGACCCGACAAACTTCCGCCGCGAGCGGATCGAGAAGCTGCTGCACGAGTTGCGCTACGAAGTCGAGCGCGGGATGATGGAGCGCGACCTCGATGAGGAAATGGGCTTCCGGTTCTACGTGCCGATTAGCCAGAAGATCCCCGATGGGGTGGTATTCTGCGAGTTTCGGACGCGGCCGGTCCCGCGTCACGTCATGGACCCGAGAGACTTGCAGCCCAGGCTAAAGCTCGTCAAGTCGGATACCCCATCCTAAGCGAACAACTCTGAGGAGGATTTGAATGCGCGTTGTAGACCGAAAGACCTTCCTGACGCTGCCGGCGAAGACGATCTACTGCAAGGGCGTGCGGTGGGCCTTTGATAGCATCTGCATCAAGGGCGACTCCCTCGAAAATGACTGGGTCTATGTCAACCCGGCGTGGGCTAACGCGCACGATAGCGGCGGGGCTATAGATCTCCTGGAGAAGTCTCTTGAGGATAGTTCCTCATTCGACTGCGAAACCGATTTCGGCCGTGACGGATGTTTTAACGACAAGGACGTATTCCTGATCTTCGAGACCGCAGACTTGATGACGCTGCGGAACTTTATCGACCGCGCCATCACTACGGGTGCTGGGCAAGGAGGGCTGAAGCCGTGAACCTATCAGACGAGCAATGGTGCATGCTGGATCTGCTCATGCGAGCCCGGCAGAAGGGCGTCCATCGGCTCAACCGCATGGAAGTGCTACACAACGCCACCCTGCCGCAGAACGCCTCTGTGAAGCTGACATGGGCCGCTCTGACGATGCCGAAGGAGCTTGTCACGTGGCACGGCCAGCACGATTTTTCGATCACAGAGGCTGGCGCGCAGCTCTACAACACGCGCTTCGGCCACGGCTCTAACCCGACGCCAACGAAGGTCGCCGATGCCGTGATCTGCCTTCCTGGCCCCGAGCATTACGTGAACTAGGGGTCTTTCACTGACCCTGAGGGAGCTCTTGACCACCCTACCCGCCCGCGGAATCATGCGGGATGATCAGGATCATCAGGCACTCGATCGTGCCGGACACGGGAAGCTTTGAGGTCAGGTTCTCGGACGGCAGGCCGTCGCGTTATTGGTACTGGGACGATATCCCCTCCCGCCGGCTACGCCCCGAACAGGTAGACCAGGAGACCGCCAAGAAGCAGGCGCAGGAGTTCGCGAGGGAGCAGATCTCTTAGGCGCCGAGGCGCGGCTTATATGGTACCGCCGCCGACCCGAGATTTACCGCCAGCGCGGTACCCACCACGTTGACTGCTCGATCTGGCGTGAACGTTCCGCGCGTCCCCAACTGCGTGTTGTTGGCGCCGCTGGCGAAAGTGGCCGAGAACGTGTTGCGCGTGTAGGAAGATCCCGTAAAGACCTTGTTCGCCATCGTTCCGCTGAGCAGACGGAAGCCAAGGTTGGCGGTGCCGGCGGGGTCAAACGGCTTGCCGCTCCACGCCATGTTGGCGACCAGGCCATTGATCGAGGCATCTGCATCGCGCGTGACGATGCAAAAATCGGCGCTGGTGTCGCCGTCGCCGCGATCCAGGATGAGATGATACGGCCGGCGCCCGGATGCCACGGCGGGGCCAGTTACTTCTCCGGACTTGTACACCCGCGCGTAGCGCCACTGGGTGAGCGATGCCGCAAGGGTATAGGTCTGGAGCTCGTTGACGTTGAACGGCGCGGATGTATTCGGCGGGGAGCCGGAGAAATGGTAATAGCCGTCCGTCACGACCTTGAGCGAGGTCCCGCTGACAAGCAGACCTTCAACAGCTTTGGCGCTATCGAGGAGGAATCTATCGACGATCTGGTCTTTGGCGATATCCCACGCGATCAGGATGCCGGGAGAGCCGTTGGCGCCGCTGGTCGTCCACAAATAGCCGGCCGTGCCGCGCGAGGTGTCCACGCACAGGTGATCCAGCGGCCCGCCCCAGCCATTGAAGTCGGCAGCGCCAATCACAACGCCGGCCAGCGTGATGAGCCAGACGTCTCCGCTGTTGGCATCTCCGACCCACAGGGCCTGCCGTGTGTCGTCCCAGGTCAGGGCGTTAGGAACGAATGACGTGGACATCGCCGCGCGGGGCACGGAGCCGTCCCGATTCACAAAACAGATTTTCGAGCTGGAGCCGTCGACATAGGCGAGGCAGCGCAGTGAGGGCGACGACGACGTGACGAACGCGACGCCTTGCAAGCCGCCAACAGCTTCTGCTGCCGCCGCCTGAGATACCAATGTCGAACCGTCCGCCGACAGCCGCACGATGCTGATTGGCGTACTCGTGCCGCCGGAGCCTCGCGAATTGCCGAAGTTGCCGACCCAAATGTCCGTGCTGTCGGGGTCTTGGCAGAGCCCGGTACAGGTGAAGCCCTTCCCGACCTCGCCGCCCGGAATGTCCGGAAGCGCCTGCTTGGTCCCTACCGTCAGCGTCGATCCGTTGGAGAAGACGTGCGGGATCGCCGCGCCCGTGCCGCCCGTGAGAAAGTTGAACTTGGTGACGTCCTCGGAGAAGGACATAAAGTTCGGGGGGCCGCCCGCTCCCCCAAGGAGACCGAGGCCGTCCCACGTCGGAGCCCCGCCAGCGATCGCCAGCGCCGTTTTGGCACCGTTGATCTCAGTATAGGATGTGCCCAGCGCCTGATTTATCCAAGCCAAAAGCCGTCCGTTATAGTCTCCGGCGGGCACGCTTTGGCTGTCAAAATATGCCAGCGAATCCCCTTCGTAAGTGAGACTCGTTCCTGTTGACGATCTGGCGTCTGCTTGCCGGTCACTTTGATTGGTCATTTTTCTCCACGCTATAGTCCGCAGCGGCGCCGGACTTCGGCGATCTGGGTTCGGGTGTAGCCGTGCTTTTCCGCGAGCTTTTCAGCTTCAGAGACGCTGCCGGCGTATGTGATGAATGCCTTCGCTTTCCAGCATGGGATTTGTTCGGAAGACCACGCCGGGCGCGTCGTGAGCAGGATCATGACGGCGATGAGAACGAAGATTGCAGAAGCCATCAGCATGAGGAATGCTGTGGTGCATCGCTTTACGTGCGGCATCCACTAGCGCTTATATTCGCCGTCGACATTGCCGCGGCGTGGCTCCTGGATGAACCCCTCCCCGCGCCGAAGTTCGTCGTACCACTTCATCAAGAGGTCAATCTTCATCTCTTGGATGGCGATCTTCTGAAGCGTGTCACTGAACGCCTTGAACTCGGTCTTCATTTCAGTGAACTCTTTCGAGAGGGCATTAAGCGTCATCTGATCGCCGGCCTCTTTGCCGCCTCTGTTGTACAGGAAGGCGGCGGCCACCATGATCGCCCCTCCCATCGTGAGGATGTCGCCAAGCTTCACCGTCCATTCGAAAGTCAGTCCCATTCCGTTAAGCTCCTAGAAATCCGCCGATTGCTAGGATTGCCCCAGCCTGTGCTATGGTGTCCGCCACAGCGCGGGTTAGGCTCGTTGAGGCGGTTGCCGCCGTCTCAGCGGGCCGCTTACTTATTTCTTGGAGGCCGCCGCGATAGCATCCGCCTTCGCGTGCAAGTTCCGCGAAAGTGTGTTGGCGTCGATGACAAGCGCCTGGATTTTCTCGCGTCCAAACCAGATCAGCGCGCCGCCGGCAAGGAAGCCTGCAATTCCAGTGAACCAAGCCATTTCAAGTTCCTTTCGTTACGGTGGGTTGAGTGACGGCGAGCGTGGCCGCCATCTGTTGCTTGCCGCGCAGCATCATCCGGTCGCCGAACCAGAAGCCGATGATCGCGCCGAACATGGCTTGGGTCTCGTCCGGCCACAGAACCTTGACGAGTTGCCCGAGGTCGTACCCGCTGTTCACCGCATAGATGAACATGAAGACCTCTAGAAGAATCCACAGATGGAAGAAAACAAGCGTGACATAGGGCCTGACAAATACGGCCAGTCCGTCCACAAACTTGTTGCCGCTAAGGCCAGCGCCAAAACTGTAAATGTGGTCTGCCTGTCGAATATCAGCCTGAGCGTTAGCGAGATCGACCTGTAGAGCCACGCCTTCCTTTTGAGCCTGGAGCTGGAGCTGAGCCATTGCGAGCTGCTGGGCATTCGTCTCTTTCAATGTCAGCCATTGGATAATCGCCGGGACCATGCCGGCGAGCGCGCCGAGGATGGCCGGGAGAGCCGCAAGGACCGCGATCATGACTTGTTTGCCATGTTCTGGATCGTGGCGTCTTTCGAGCTCGAGGACGCCGAGGAGCCGATCCAGTAGCCGACTACAGCCGTGAAGTTGGTCGCCAGCGCGCCGAGCAGGATCGAGAGGATTTCAGGAACGGCGCCGCCATCAAGCTTTCGCGTCATGTAGATGATCGTCACGCCGATGAAGCCGACGACAACCACCGACGAAACGATGACGCGGCCCCAGTCGCTAAGTCCGTGCATTACGTCCTCTTCGGTTTGAATAAATCGAGCACCCGGCCCCAGAAGGTCGGAGCGAGGTCAGCATGGGCCTGCGTTCCTAGAGGCGGCAGGACGATGTCAGGGGGAACGGGCATGGTCGGAACCGGCTTGCCGGCAGCCAGCGCCTTGTCGAGCGCGGCGAAGGTTTCCGGCCCCACCAAGCCATCCACGCCGATGCCGGCCGCAAGCTGGAAGGAGCGGACAGCATTGCGCGTTGCCGGACCAACGATCCCGTCGAGGGCCAGCTTCGGACTTGCTCCCAGCCGGTTGAGGCTGTTCTGAAGCCACATGCCGTCCCGCACGGGCTCCTTGGCGGGGTCGATCGGCCGCGGCTGTATCAGAGGCGCCGGACCATCGAATTTGATGGACGGGTCGAGCTCCATCATGGTCAGGATCAGGCCGGCGCAGCCGAGTTGCTTGTCCACTGTGTCCGGATCGAAGACGCCATCGCGGACGTACTTGCCCGAGCGGTACTGATCCGTTCCAGACCAGACGTAAGGCGAAGGAATGCCCTTGTTGGCGTATCCAATGCCGTTAAACCGCTCCAAGTTCGTGAGCATCCCGCCAATGCTCCAGTCCTTCAGCCGGGCTGCGTAGGGCGAACACTTGACCAGCGCATCGACAGCGGCATCCTCGAACGACTTGAACGGCCCCCTGCCCGCCGGAACATGCGTCGAGACCTTGCTCCATGGGTCGCCCTGCGCAAGGCTTGTGGAAAAGTCCTGCGACGACTCCCGATAATGGCTTACCGCGATGAAGACCCACGCGATGTCAGGCATGCCGGCCGACCTCGCAATGGCGAGATAACGGCCCTTGTTGGCGACAGCCACCTTGGCCGGTCGGGTGAATTCGGCTTCGCGGGTCAGTTTGGCGCTAGACCAGCGATCAGCGTTCGCTCGAGTGAGAGCGTTTAAATCAACCATCGATTTTTCCCATAGAAAAAGCCGCCCTCGGCGGCTTCCCGCCCGGCGGCTGCGGTGATAGGTTTGCTCGCGCGTGAACCGCTTGAAATCGGCCAGCGCGATCGAAGGCAAGCAGAGGGTTCGCCGGTTCTACGCCGGGTGGCTCCCAAAATAACCGTTAGTAGCAGCGCCCGGTCGCTCCGGGCGTGGCGGGAATATGGGAGGCAGCAAACCTCTGCTTGCTGATTTCAACCACCCGGCACCAGCCGGGAGTCGCAGAGGCTCCCAATGATTAGAACGATTCCAGCCATCTTACTGGCAGTATTGGTACTTTCCTGCTTTTTCTTCTTCTACGATGACACGCGAGAATGTCCGACTATCGCGGTAGCCGGGGTCATGAAGATGGCCGGTTGCCATTGACTATCGACCGAACCCTAGTCGAGCGGCCCCTCGCTTCATGAGGGAGGCCATTAGATCTGCGGCACGGGCCTGATGAACAACAGGATCTTCGACATGAATAGCGCGGATTTCCGAAGATAATCCGGAATGTGCTGTACTCAATTCAAGAGACACACGGAACGGCGTGTCAGCGACCTTTCGGTATACCGCATTCAGATTGCAGCATGGCAATATGTCCGGCATTTCCTCTGGTCGTTGACTGCTCCGTTCAAGAGGCCTCTCCTCGTCCCTGAAATCAATATCTGGCTTCGCGCACTGCGAGGTGCGTGACATCCAAATGTCGATTTCTTCATAACCATTTGCAATCTGCAAATCTCGATAGAAGCGCGGATGATAAGCAAAGTATCCGTGATCCACCCACCCGATCGACGGGGACTGATGGAAAGCCACACCACCAATCTTCAACGCGTCGTGTATGGTTTTGAACACGTTAAGCTGATTGATGACGTGTTCTGATGTGCCGAAATTGAGAACCAAGTCGAAAGAGCCCTTGGCACCCTCGCTCAATTCTTCTCGGTTCAGATCAAACAACTGCGTTTTATGACCCGGACACACGTCGTACGAAACATACTCAATGTCAGTATGCTCTAGCAGCTCAGACAAGTAGAGCATATCCTTTCCGGCTACATGCCCTGACCTTTGCGCAAGATCGAAAGCGATCTTTTCCGAGACAGGTTGGCTCCCGTGAGCGACTGTGAAGGCCAAAACATCCTTGGCGGTTAGATTGTATAGATATGACGATCCTATATCCAGCAACCGAACGCGCGGGGCGATCATCCCCTGCTTAGACAAGTACCAGAGATAGGATATTGAAATTCCCATGCTTCCCTCCCAAGGAGAGGAAGCTGTATACAGCAACCTATCGGACCCTCAAACTTCAATTTTCCAAAGAATAAACATTGGCCCTCTACGCCGTCGTCGTGGTGTTGTATTGGCCGCCGGTTGTCGGCGTAATGGCCCCGCCAGGAAGCGACGCGCCAAGATTTTGAACGACACCATTCTGATTGATGAGCCCAACGCTGGTTGTGTTGGCGCCGCTATGGGTCACATTGCCTTGGAACTGCATCACACTGGCCTGCGAGCACCACAAGAAGCGGCCAATCGTCGGTGTGCCTACGTATGTATGCGTCCCGTTGATGTTCCAGTTGGTGCCGCCTTCCTGCCCGCGATAAAGAAACCCGCCGATGGTCCCGGCGTTGATGGTCAGGCCGTTATTGATGTTGAACCGAGTCATTCCGTCCGAATCAAAAACAGACCCAGAGATGGTAACGGTTGGCGTAATAGAGACGCTCGTATTCACATCAAGCACGCCGTGCTGATGACCGATCACAAATCCGATTGGAGTCGTCGTTCCTGCTGACGAGAGCGTTACACTAGTTAGACCAACAAGCGACCCGTCACCGAATTGCAGGCAATAGCTGCTATTTGCCGGCTTCCAAGTCATGTTCTGGAAGATCAGGGTTCCACCTCCATTGAGAGGATAGAAAACCTGAACCAGTTCTTGAAACGTATTACTGCCGCCATCAATGATGATGCTGCCAATATTGCGGGTGTAGACGTTCGCATAGGCATTTGCAGCGGCGAAGGTCAGGGTTTGAAACGCGCCAGTTGAGCCGGTCCCAAGACCATCATTGGAGTTCGATCCAGTCGGATCAACGTTGAATGTCGGCTGGCTATCCGGCATCCACGGCTGCTTGTCAGGATTCTTTTTCCAGACATTATTTTGATTGAATATCATCACCGATTGGCCGGGCCAAAGGATGAAATCAGAGAGCCCGTTAATCGACATCTTTTTACCGCGACCGGTGTCTTCGTTGACCACCAGAGCAGCAAAATCGGAATCGTAGCCAGATGCCGCATTGAACGTTAGCGTATAGAAGGCAGATCCACCAAGCGCGATCGTTGCCCTCTTGTCAGAGTTTGCGACGGTGTACGTCGTCGTCTTTGCGACACGATTGTTGGCCCACCCAACCGCAGGAGCCGCCCACGCCCCGTCACCCCGCCAGAACGTAGAGGACGAAGCCGACGTGCCAGAATTGAGATTGTTGACCGAAAGATTACCAGTCACGCCCGTCGAGAGCGGCAGGCCCGTGCAGCTCGTGAGCGTACCGGACGACGGAGTGCCAAGCGCAGGCGTTACCAGCGTCGGCGAGGTCGCGCGGACGAAGTTTCCGCTTCCAGTCGTGCCCGTGAACGTCGCCGTACCCGTGGCAAACAATGGTACACCAGACTGCGCGCTAACATCCGCGCCAAAGCCTCCACGGGCTGCGCTGAGCGTCCCGGACCAGCCGGCTGTGATGGACGTGGCCGCAAGCAACGCCGCAGTGGGCGAGCCCCCCAGCGTCAACGTAACGTTAGCATCGCTCGTCCGGGTTAGCGCCGCACCGCTAGCGACCTCCGAGGCCGCAACGGTGCCAACGGTTAACGGTCCGCCCGCAGTCGTCTGTTTGACAACTTGTGAAGCGCCACCCGTAGCGGAAAAATCAATGTTGCCAGAAGGCCAGGTAATGGTTCCAGAAGCTATGGCCGCAGCATTGAAATAGAGTGAGCCGGATGTCGATCCCGCTAATGCGAAACTATTGCTGGTGAATGTCTGTGTCGCAGTCCAGTTCTGTGGAAGGTTCGTGATCGCATAGGTATAGGTATAAGGACCGAGAACCGTAGGATTACCCGATGCATTTGTTGGGGGCGGCTCAACCGCCGGCGGATTGCTGACAATAATGCCAGTCACAGCTTGACCATCCAGTTCACAAAGACGGTTGGCTGCATGTTGTTGTGCGACGAACCGCTCGTATTATTGGACGTGACGTTGATTGTGTTGTTGCCGGATAGTGAATTGACGCCAGCCCAACTTCCGGAGGTGGATGCAGGAACGAATGAGTTGCTACCGTTGACAACAACGGATTGTGTCACATTAGCGGCGGAGGTCGTAACAGGAATGCCGGTCAATCCGTTCTGCGACTGCACCACGATGTTGTTGCTGCCACTTGAAGTTATGCCAGTCGGCAATTCTGCGACGGAGAGAACATGTGCCTCCTCGCCTATAGTTGAGCCAAGACTACGAGGAGTTAAACCGCTGCCAGCCCCATTGGCGCCAAAAGCGCGCCCAACAACTTTAGGCAAAGACATTCTGCAGTTAGCCGCCCATGCAGTTGCAGCATTAGTTTGAGCCGCGCGCGTCGTTGCCCCGCCGCCCGATGTAAGCAGAGGAGCCGAGACATCCCCGATGTTGTTGAAAAATAGTGTAAAGAGCGCTTGCGTATCGGCATTGGCGCGGCTGGAAGAGCCGGACGCGGCGCTGCCGAACGTGCCATCATCGAACATGATCCAGCCAGTGTCCGCCGATGATTTTAGCGTCGGCTTGATATCACCGGTCGAGAAGAACGCCGCCGTTGTCGTATCAACGTAGTTCTTAGTGGCTCCGTCCGTTGATGTAGTCGGGTCGGCCATGCCCGTGATCTTCTGGCCTCCCATGGGGAGGGCCGCCGTCATGGCCGATCGACCGCCACGGTCCACCGAATTGGTGATTTCGGTCCCAATATCGGTTTCCAGCGTGTTATAAGCCGTTGAGCTTATGGTCGCGCCGGAAACGGCAGCCGTGTTGGCGGGGGGTAAGTACGTCCCGTTAGCCTGTCTCGGAATCTTAGCCTCCTAATAGAAAAAGGCCCCCGAAGGGAGCCTTTGCTAAATCGATATCTCTTGGTTTCGGTTTAGAACGCCGACATCATCAGCGCGCGCGCCAACGCCGCTCGTTTCTCTGGACTGATGATGTAGGTCTCTGGATTGGCCAGCCTCTCCTCATACATGGGAGAGCGCTTTCGCATCAACTCGGAGACGGCGCTCAGGTCTCGTTTCGCCAAGGCATTGGCGAGTGCACGGGAGCCAAGGCCCACACCTGTCGGGAGCGTCGCGCCAATGAAGGCGCCAGGCAGCCCCCCGACAGAGGCGCCGACCGTGCCACCGAGGCCGGCCAGAACAGTGCTGCCCGCGCCACCACCACCCGCCAACCGGTTGCCGAGCTCGCGCGCGGTATTGCGAACGGCACCGCCGTCCCTCGCTTGCTCGAGAGCCGCGATTTCAGCATCATTCAGCCCGGAAATTTCCTTGGGCTTTTCAAGCATGGACTCGGAGCGCGAGCGGATAGTGTTGTCGAGGTTTCGGCCGGAATGGGCGGCTTGAGCCCTACCCTCGGCGCGCTCAAGGATTCCTGTGACGGCGCGGTCAAGCTCGCCTGTGATGTCGTTGGAGCGCTGAGCAGCGGCGTAGTTGCCGCGCCCCCGCTCGAATAGGTCGGCCACGCGCTCGGCTTCACGCTTGCCGTCAAGGGCCGCTGCGAGGATCTGGGCTCTGGTTGCCGGCTCCGCGGCGGCAGTGGGTCGAGCCACAACGTCCTTCGGACTAAGCCCACGAAGGAAGGTATCAAACTCCTTAATTGCGCGAGTGGCCGCCAACTGGTCCTTGGCGAAGTTTGGGTTGAAGTTCTGGGCTGTGTCCTGGAGCGATCCTCGGAGGGCCTGGAGATCGGCCGTGGTGAAGATTGAACCGGCAGGCGGGTTTTCGAGTTCGCGGAGCTTTGCAAATGTTTTTTCGGCATCGACGGGATGAACGCCAATCTTCTGCTGGACCAACTTGCTGAAGTTGGCGACCGCATCCGGGGAAATAGCCAAATCGGACTTCGTGGCCGCATTTATATCAGCCCCGCCGGCAGAGGCCAATTCCCTGGTTGTTGGGACTTTTGCCTCTTTTACCCCGATAGCCTTGGCGATGCCCGGGATGGCCTGATCGCCCGCCCGAATAGCAGGATTGACGGGGCTTAAGGCAGATGCGGCTTCAAGAGAGCGATGGATCAGTTGCTGATCGGCCGCGTCCTGATTTGCAATATCCCCCTCAGTGACCCAGCCCGGCTTCTCCGGGGACGGATTGAACTTGCCCTGCATGGCGTCGCCGGGAAGCGTCGCGGCCCCGTAAAGGTTGCTCACGATCCCCTTTACCGCCCGCTCCGGCCACGTCTGGAATCGTTCGCCAGTGACGCCGAACAGCTTATCCACGACGCCGCGCTCCGACTTCGTCGCCTCGAACGGCTGCGAGGGGTCGAACGCCGGCTTCTCGGCCGCCGGCTCAAATGGTTTGGTCGGGTCGAAGGCCGGCTTGTCCATTACCGATAGCTGCCATCAGGCTGGAGCGTGTAGGTGTGGCCGTTCTGGATGACGGTCTGCGGCTTGCCCTGGGCAGGGGCGCTATAGGCCGGCGGCTCGTCGATCGACAGCATGGGCGCCACTTGCTCAAGATCAGGCTGGGACTTTCGCATCTGCTCGCCGAGCTTGTTGTAGCGCTGGATCTTGGATCGTGCCGCGCGCTCGGTGATGTCCAGAACCCTACGGATGGTTGCCCCGTCCAGGGTAATGTCGCCGCCAGCGGCCTTTTCGGCGAACTCTCGATCAGCATTCGAAATGCCGCTACCCGCGCCCAGCCCCTTAACCGTCGAAAGAACGATTGGCTTGATCTGCGTGCGGAATGTTTCCGTGTTGGTAATGGCCTCGGGGTTTGTCACGCCAAGCAGTGAACCGACCTTCTGAAGCTGCAAGCGCTCGTTGGCGCCAGCGCCAGTAATGACGCCGCCACTCTTGTCTAGTTCTCCGCGCGCGCTCTGGACGTAGCGGATCGTATCGGCGGCCGACGAAGCATCGCCGCGCGCCCCCGAAAACTGCTCGCTCAAATCCTTCAGCGCAGGGTTAACGGCGTTGTTGATCACCGTGTTGCCGCCACCGATGGCCTTCGGCCCCTCTGGGGTCATCGCGGCCGGAGTGCTCGCTGGAATATGGTATTGCGCGCGCTCCTCCTCGGTCATCGGGCGAGCGGGACCGCCCTTCCCCAAAAACTGACCATAAGAAATAGGCGAACGCCCAGCGGCCTTTTCATCGGCCACATAGATATCATATTGCCGCTTGCTTTCCGGGTCTTTCTCCGCAGCCTTGGCAACCGTCCTTTGTCCCGTAAGCCGGTTAACGTCCCAGATATTACCCTCTCTATCCGCCTCCTGCGTGTGGACTTCCTTTGGCGTCAAGGACTGGGTGACAATTGCGCTTGCAACCTGCTTGGCGGCGGGGCTCGCATAAGGATTGCGGATGACGGCCCAAGCGGCGGCTACGGCCTGCTGATTTTGACCAGCGGCTTGAACAGGAGCTTGCTGCGGGAAGCGATCAGCCACAGTGGCATTTGGCGTGGGCTGCGTTGCGGGTTGCGGGGCCGATGTAACCGGGGGCTGGCCTATGTTGCCCGTCAGGTTGCCCATCAGCTTCCCGTTAGGACCGAACGTGGGAAGGCCGCTATCCGCTCCCGGAGGCGGCGCAGGAACAGGAGTGGATGGCTTGTCCTCTTCCTCAAGTGCCGCCACGAGGGGCGCCTTCGGCCGCGGCGAACTCGGCATCGTGCCTTGAGGCTCACCAACCGACCCCATCGGATTAACAGGAGGAGCTTGCGCGCCGCCCATCAGAGCAGAGCTTAGCGCGGCCATCTGCGCATCATTGGCTTTGTTGCGCGCCAATTCGTCTTGGCGGATCTGGCCGCTCTGATAGCCAGCCAGCGCCCCAGCCAGGCCACGGTTTAGTGCGGTAATCCATCCACCGCCCTGACCACCAGCCGCAGGCGAGGTATCCGCGCCCTGTTGCATCAGCAAGTCTGCAAGTTTCTGCCGGCGCTGAACGTCCTGCGGGGAGCCAGCGGTATCGATCGAAAAATCCATGAGAGCCATTGTCACCCTCAGCTATAAGCGGGCCAAGACTGGCCGCCGTAATTCATCGTGCCGGCAACACCGCCGCCCCCAGATTTCCCGAACAGGCCGCCCATTGCTCCGCTGGTGCCGCCCGTGAAGATATTAGCGGCGGTGCCAAGCCCCGTCCCGATCAGGCCCGCGAGTTGCCCGTTATAGGCGTTCGCGTTCTGCGATTGCTGCTGGTAGTTCTGCTCGACAAGGCCAGCCACGTTCGTGCCTGCAACGTTCGAGGTCGGCGTGTTCGCAAACGTCGGGCTGCCGGAGCTGTTCGCAACACCATAGACCGAGCCCAAGGTCGCGAGCGGCGCGTTGTACTCAGCGAGAGCGTTGTTCGCCGAGGTCTGATAGTCGGCAAGGTTCGCGGAATTATAGGCGTCGTTCTTGCCCTGGTTGAACACCCGCATCGCGTTGTCGTAGGCCGGCGTGCCGGGTGTGACGCCCTGCGCTGCCAGTTTTGATTCCTGCTGATCGGTCGCCTGTGCCCATTGCGGGTCAAGGCGCGCTTTGTTTAGCTTATCGAGCGCCGCGGCTGTGCCGTTGTAGCTCAGATCAAGCGGCTTCCCGCTGAGTGCACCCCCCGCACTGCCACCCAGCAGCGAATTCACGAGCCCGGTTGACTTGTCGTAAATCCCCTGCATCGGCGCCGACAGCGTCGTGTTTGCACTATAGATCGGCGTGCCATCCGGATTCGTCCCGGTCTGGGTATAGTTCAGCGAGCCCTTCGCGTTGCTCTGGTTGACCATGTTCATTTCTTGCGTGGCTTTCGCCGTAGCAAGATTGGACTGGGTCTGCGCGTTCGCCGTCTGATACGGATCAGGAGGAGTTGGTGCGTCGTGCATAGATTTTCTGTTCCGATCTCAAGAGACCAAATACAACTGCGTCTTTTTCCTCGAACCACTCACGCATGACGCCCTCTCGTTTGAACCCGAGGGCTTCGAGCATTTTGATGGCCCGTGCATTGTCGCATTTTGTCCGCATCGTGATCCGCCGAACACGTTCAAAGCAGTAGCGGATGATTTCGCGGAAATCCTTCGTGGTCCAAGGACCGTCAATGGCAACCGTCAACTCAATGTTGCGGCCAGGCCTGTAATCGTTGAGGATGACAGCTCCAACGCTCTCACCCTCCCGCTCGACCAAAAGCCCGATGAATGGTTGAGCGATGTGCACCTTGAGCCGAGCCAAGATGTACTGGCGTGCAGCCTCGTCATCCTGCCTAACCAATCACTGACCCATAAGCGCCTTGATCAAGGCGTCCTTTTTGGCTCGGTCATCGAACAACACACGTCCGCCTTGGCTTACGAGCTGGTCCTGTGCGTTCCAAGCTGGCGCATTTGCCGGAGCCCACTGGCTTTCGTTGGAAAATGTCTCGTGGATTGGCGTTTTCCAATAATCCGGGTAGTGCATCCGGCTGTCGTTTGGGTCGATTGCCGACATGGCCTTCGGGTTCTGTTGCAAAATTCCCTGATAAAAACCGCGCATGTCATAGTCTTGCGGCGCGGTCGCATCAGGATTGAACGGCACCTTGTTCGCAGCAACCCACTGACGGAAAAACTGCTCCTGTCCTGGATCAAGCTGGGTGTTGTATGTTGAGCCGGGAACGCGGCCCGCCAAGATTGGGTTGTCAGCCAACGGCATTCCCCGTTTCGTAGAGGATCTCAATGGACGTGAGCCGAATGTCGGGCGTTACCGACGTAGACAACGTCAACTGGATGACCGGAGAGATGACGGAGCCAAATCCTTCCGCATCGGTCCAATTCGAAAGATCAGTCAAGTCCGCCGGCCAAGTCGCCACGTCCCAACGCGCCGTGTCCCATAGTGCGCCTGTTGCCGCAGCAAAGCTTGCGGTCGGCGCTTGCGGTTTGGTGGTGTCGAAGTCCACCTTAACCGTAACTTGTGGCACGACGGGATAAGCCGACTGAAGGCGAGGCTTGACCATCTTGACATGCTTCACGACCGCAGGCGAGCCGAGATCGTTGTAGGATGGGAACACCGTCCATGTGTAGTTCTTGCCGTCGTCCTGGGCGCCGGTTTCGGCTTGCATCACCCTGCCGTCAGACGTGCCGTAATAGAGAACGTTGTTGTAGACGCCGAAGCAATTAGCATCCCAGCCGAGATATCGTGCCCATGCGCCGGAGCGGACATTGGCCACGAATTGCGTGGCGTCTCCGGTGCTCGTCTTGGGCAAGTTGATGATGCCCATGCTTTGAAGTGGCCACGTAACGATCTGCCACCCAGTCAGCCCTTGACGCGCAGTCACGGCATCGCGCCACGCGGGCGCAATCGGCTTCGTTACAGCGACGTTCTGAAGGGCGATCTGATCCAGCGTCATGGCTGACGACATCGGGATAATGCCGTCCTCCGTCATGACGGCGATATCACCACCGGCCTTGAGAATGCAGCGGCGCCCCAGCGGCTTCGATATCTTGTATAGACCTTTGAGCGTCCAAGCCGTGTCAGCCGGGTTCAGGCCATCGTAGATCGCGACTTCGCCCTCCGAAGTGATGAGTGCGAGAACCTCGTACAAGCCGGAATTGGACGAGATCGACCACGACGTACCACAGATGATGTAGCCGCCATATTTGAATATGCCGGACATATCGACTTGGGTTGCCGCGCCGCCGATCGAGTTCAGCCCGAGATACCAGTAGGACAGGCTTGCAGTCTGAATGCCGTAAATACGGTTCTTGAACGGCCAAACAAACGCGAGATTGCCGCCCGTCAGTCCCGTGATCGCGGGCGTGGTCGTCCAGCTCGTGCCGTTGTAGAGCTGCGCCGCATCCACGCCGTTCACCACCATCAGCCAAGTGCCGCCGGAATTGGTGAACTGCATGTATTCAAGATAGGCGGTCGAGTTCAATCCGGAGACCGCAGCAGCACCCACAGCGCCCGCCCCCGTCACATCGTAAATCCCGCCGTTGCACCCAGCAAAGAACTTGCTGGTTGTCCCATTGATATATGGGATCAGGCTGTTAACGGCAGCGTTTGGCATCCCCGTGGCATAAGCCAGCGAGCCGCCGCGCATGCGCACGTAGTCAAGCTGAGGGAAGGCGTTATCGAGAATATAGGCCGTGCCCTTCGGGGCATCTGACAGATTTGCGCCGACGTACCAGCCTTTGGTCGGGCTGGGCAGAAAGGTGGCCTTGGACGTCGGTAGCCGATTGGCCCCGCCGTTACTGCTTTTCTGTCGGAGCGCTTGTCTCACGGCGAGATCACCGTGATGACGCCGGGCCATTGATCGGAACCGAGACTGAACGTGTTCGTCATGCGAACGATCTTGCCGCCCGCCTCATGACCGGCCTTCTTGTCGCGCTCGAGCGAATAGCTCCGGAAGTCCTCCGCGTAGTCCAGGCCCTTAGACTGCTTCCACCGCCAAATCACGCCCAGCTTCAGGATGATCTCCGGGAACAAGGTATAATCGGAATCGTTGCTCCAGCGAGGCTTGCGCGTCGTCCCATCACCCGACACAATCGGGTTGTAAGATCGATATTCGCCGTTGACCACTTCCCCGGCGGAAAGAGCCGGCCAGATTTCCAACTGACCACCGATCAGCCGCCACACCGGGCGCACCGGCATCACCGGAAGAGCCTTGAGCGCAAGAAGGTCTTGGCTCGAGATCGGCCCCTGCAAAGGGATGGATGGATATTTGGTCGACCACAACGCTTGACCCTGGAGGATGCGTTCGAAATCGGACGGGAGCGCGAATTGCGTCGTGGTCCCGTCCCCTGTCAGGGTCATGGCGATGTTGAGATTGCGCCAGTTGTATTCCGACGCAGTCTCCTCCGCCTCGATCTGGGCGAAGGCCAGAAATTTCAACACGGTCGGATCAGTATTCGAGACGACGCTGGACGGCTGCGGTTGCCCGCAAAGCACCATCGCGTCCTGGACCGCCGTGAGGATCGACATCAAAGGGCCTCGGTCAACTCGTGAACGGCATTCTCAGGCTTGCGAGGCCGGCCGGGGCCGCGCTTCTCGGGATCGACCTTCGCGGAGAGCTCAGCGAACTGCTTCTCCATGTCGGCGATGCGCTGCTTGAGCGCTTCGTTCTCCGCGGCGTATTTCTCGGCGCCAGCGGAGCCGGCAGAGGCATCAAGCATGGCCTGGGCCTTCCTGGACCATTCCAGCGCGCCGATGCCGAAGGCCTGCTTGCCGGTATCGGACAGGCTCGCCAGTTGCTCGACGGTGTGAACGTTGACCGCGGCGAACTCCTTGGCGAGAGATCGGGGAATGGCGGCCCAGTGCTTGAGCGGCGTTCCGACCGCCTGCTCTTCTTCCTTCATGCCGTTCTTGAACCGCGCGTATTCGAGCGCGAAGCGGTCCTTGTCCTGCTGGGAGGCGGCGCGATCGACGGAATAGTTCTTGTCGCCGGGGATGTGAATCCTGACGAACTCGGTGTCCTTGTAGATCGGCCGGCCGGCTTCCTCAGAAAGGAACTCCTGCTTGACGGCTTCGATGTAGAACTCAACGTGTAGTCCGTGCCCTTCGGCCATGGTCGTTCCTCGGTTGATGGAGGGGAAAGAGAAAGGGCGGCCCGTAGGCCGCCCTGGTTGGTCTTAGTTCGTCTTATCGACGTACGGCCACAGGATGCGGGCCTGCGCCACCAGCGAGTTGGTGATGGTGACGGTGCCCGACGCCGTGGCATTCGCCGACAGAACGAGGCCGGTAATGCTGGTTCCGGTCCAGATCAGCGAAGCAATCGTCTGCGACGCGGCGATGCCGGTCGCGGACAGGGTCGAACCGATCCAGGAAGGACCGCTTTCCGCGGTCAACTGACCCGGAGCAACCGTCACGATCTTGGAGCCGTTCGTGGTGGTGCCGGTGAACGTGCCGCCCACGGCCTTGGTAATGTACAAGCCCGTGATGAGCTTGGACGAAACCGTGGCCGAGTTCGGGAAGTTCGCCGCGCCGCCGGTCGCGGTCGTTTCCGCGAGATTGCCCGCCGTTGCCATGGTGGTGTACGCGACCGGGATCTGACCGGAGCGAGCCAACCAGAGGTAATAGACCGAGCCGGTAACAGTCGTCACCGACTGGCCGCCATAGCCCATGCCAACGCAGGACACCATGACCTTGGAGCCGCGAGGGCTGTTGGACGTGGTGAGCAGAGTTGCCGTGTAGTCGTCATCCACCGTGAAGAGCAGGCCCGGCGAAAGAACCTGGTTCGAAACGGAGGTGTATTTGCAGTAGACCCACTCGGCTTCCGCATCGCCATAGGCGACGTGACCGAGCCGAAACTGCGGGACGATCACGCCAGAGCCGGCAACTGCGGGACCTTCCGCAGTGAACGGATTGACGCCGTCGTTGACGGTAAGAAAAGTTGCGACAGTCATTGCTCGATCTCCTTACGTGAGCACGCCCTGGAGGAACATGTTGGAGGCGGTCATGTTGCCCATCCATCCAAGCAGTTTCACCAGTGCATCCTGGTTCGGGTTGACGCGCTCGCCGCCGATCTCGACGAAGTTGCGCTGTGAGTGCGGACGCAGGTAGATGTAATCCGTGTTCAGGAAGTACATCGTGGAGGTCGGCGCACCACCACCGAAGCCGCCGTCCAGAACCACGTCGGCGTTCATGTACTTGAGCGAGGTGAAGCCCGCCTGAGCCATCTTGTCCGAGGTGATGCGCTGGATCGACTGAAGCGACGAGTGGTAGAAACCGTACATGGTATTGTCGGCCACGATCAGATCGGGATGATCCGCACCGCGCGTGGTCTTGTACCAGAGCTGGTTCATGTAGCTCTGGACGTTGGTGGCCGAGGTCGCGACACCGCCGTTGGTCAGGCCGTTGAAAGCCTGGTTCTGCCAGAATGCCCACGTCGCACGCGGGATACCGCCGTAGGTGCCCGAGTTGTTGGTAAACGGAACAGCCGCCTGAAGGCCGCCGATCTGCTTGCCGCCATCCGCCGTGCCGTCCGAGTAGCAGTCGAGAGCGATGTTATTGCGAAGCGTCTTCTGCGCGTTTTTGATGCGCGCAGCGAGCAGCTTGATCATGACCTCCTTGCCGGAGTTCTGCATCTGCTCGAGGCCCGAGATGGAAATCGCGGCAACAGCCTGTTTCCAGTCGAACTCGGCAGCGGTCAGGACGTCGGAGGGAGAGATGTTCAGGAGGTCGTAGCCGGCGTAACGCTTGAACGTGCCGTTCTCCTGGTATTCGATCTCCTGCACGATGGTGCGGCCACCATCGGCAGTGTCAACCTTACCCTTTTCGAGCAGGCGGTTGAGCAGAGCGTTGTTCTTCGAAACCGAGTCGGCGGCTTTGCCGGTACGGTTTCGCAGCGTCGTGGTGATGATTTCACCAAGATTGGGCGATGCCATTTAAGGCTCCTTCAGATTAAACGGAGGCGTCCATCAGTTGACGGATTTCGTCCTCCAGTGAGACGGATGGCCCCTTTGCCGAAGCGTTCGGGATCGGGGAGCCAGTGATGGATTTGGAAGCCGCGCGGGCCTGAGTTGCCGCCGCCACCTTCGCGCTCGGGTCGGAAGCTGCCGCTGGAGCCTGCTGTTTGATGAGCAGGTTGCGGATTTCCGGGTTGGCCCAGCACGCCTTGTCGTATGCGTCTTCCAGGGTCTCGGCTGCGCCGGCCTGGAGTAGCCGCGTCATGTCCTGACGCACGTTCTCGAAGAACTGGTTCTTGGGGTCGCTACCGAACTGTTTGATGGATCGGTTTGCGTCCTCTTGAATCTGCTCCGCTCGAATCTGGTCGCGGACACTTGCAGCAATGGCGTTCGGATCGACCGGGGCCTGTTGATGGGCCTGCGGTTGCTCGCCCGTCTGTCCTTCTGAGGGGGCAGCGCCGTAACGGGCTAAAATCTGGTTTGCCAGGGCGACGGGATGGACGCCCTTGTTCTGGCAGATGCGAGAAACGCCGCCGACCATGTCGCGGCCAAGTTCCTGCTCGATGCCGACGTAGTTTTGCAGCGCGCGGTCCAGCGTCGTGCCGGACTGCTTCGCCATCTCGATATACTGCTTGATGGGCTTGTACTCGGTGAGCTCGGCGAGACCCTTCCCGACCTCCTCATTGCGCTTGGAAATGTCGCGCTTGACGGCGTCCCATTCTTCCTTGGACAGCGTCTCCTTGTCCCAGACGACCTTTGCCGTGGGCGAGAAGCCCGGCGGCGGCTTGACGGGCTCAGGTGCCGGCGCAAGCGGGTCAACGACGGCTGCCGGCGCTGGCTCAGCCTTGACGGGCTCTGCGGCCTTTGCCGGCTCCTTCGTCGGAACTGGCTCGGGCTCCTCGGTCTTGGCTGCGAACCTGCCCTTTTCGTCTCGGACGCGCTCTGCGGCCTGCTCTGCGGTTTCTCCAGCCGGCTCTGGCTCAGGCGCCGGAGTATCGTTCTCCGCAGCATCGAACGCCGCAGCCAGATCAGCGGTCACGTCAAAGTCGTCGTCGGCCGCGACTGCGGCAACGTTGTCAGCCATTGTGATGTCAGGGGTTGCGCCGTCCGGTTGAAGTCCGGGACGACTAGCTTAGGGACTCGATAGCCTGGGCCACTTCGCGCTCGATCGGCGCGATCTTGATATCTTCCTCGTCATTGTCACGAGGCTTGATGGTCTCGTTACCGACCTCGACCATGCCGTTTGCACGGTAATGGCGCCGAAGTTCAGCCTTGCTCGTAAACCGCTCACCGCTCACCGGGCTGTCGCAGTCCACATAGTCAGAAATGACCATGGGCCGCGGCAGGCTGGAGCGGGCCTCCGTAGTGCGCTTGAAGTGATTGGCGCACGCACGGGGCCACGGTTGGCTCAGATCATGCCAGCCCTCGCAGACCCGGCAGAGACGGGACGACATCAGGCGGGGATCTTCGCCGCGATGGCCTCGACAGCAGCCGCGGCCTGATCAACGGCCGGCTGCTCATCCACCGGGGGCGGATTCTGCTTAGCGAGCAGCGCATCCACCTTGGCGCTGAGGTCGGCGATATCCTGGTTCAGTTTGGTGAAATCAGCCATGACGGCCTCCTGGTTGGTTAGAATGCGAAGTAAGGTGCTAACGATGACCCTCAGCAGGCGTTGCATTAGCCTTCAGCTTTTGGCTTCTTGGCCTCTGCGGCCTTGTGTTCGGCAACTTCCATGCTCAGTTGGTGCGAGCGCTCGGCCTGCTGGGCGTTGAGATGGTGTTCACGGACCGTCTGCTGGTGCTCCAGCATTTTGATCAGCATGTCCATTTTCTGGGCCTGAGCTTCCATCGCCATGCGCTGCTGATCCGCTTGGGCCTGCATCGCCATTTCTTGCTGTTTGAACTGCGCTTCCATCTGCGCAATTTGGCCTTCCATCTGGCTCTTTTGGCCTTCAGCCTGTGCTTTGATCTGGGCCTGCTGAGTCTTGGCCTGGTCGGCCGGATCAGGCTGACGCGGCGGCGGGTTCTCCAGCCGCTCCTGCACCTTGTTCATGGCCTTCTCGACGGTCTCTTCCAGCTCAGCGCCCACCTTGTACCGGCGCAGCGCGAAGCAAAGAAGCTGGCTCACCATCGGCGCCAAGGCCGGCTGAACCTGTACGACAGGTCCGAACTCCTTGAAGAAGTTGCCCAGGGCGGCCACTAGCTCGTTGGCGTTTGCCTTCTCCTGGTTCTGGTCGGCCTCAACGAGGGAGTCCGTCTCGACGTCGATCTTGAAGCCGCGCATGCGCTCATTGCGCAGCAGAGCCACGACAGCGTCGATCGTGACCGGCGGCGGTCCCGGCTGCTGCTGCGGGATTGGCTGGCCCTGCGGGGGCGGCTGCTGGATCACATCGCACCCGGTTGCGGCTGGGGCTGCATTACACCACTAGGCCCTTGGTTCGGCATTCCCATCGGCGGACCACCATTGTGGCCCATCATGGCTTGCTGCTGTTGCGCCTGAGCTTGCGCCTTGAGCGCCGCAATCTGCTGCTGCAACGCCTGCTGATCCAATTCGGCCTGCGTGGGCAGCTTCATGTTGGTCATTTCCATCAGCGTTTGCGGCTGGAACTGCTCGGAGATGATCTCCGCAGTCAACCGCGCCGCCTGCTGACCAAACCGGGCCATCTCATTGATGCGGTCACGGATGCGAACTGAGGCGTACTGACCCTTCAGTTCCTGCGCGCCCTTGGTCTCCCGCGGATCGGTCTCACCGCGGACGATGTCCGAAATCCCCGTGATCTGGAACACATCGTCAATGAGCTGCTTGCGAGCCGTGAAGCAGCCTTCCAAAACCTTGATGACCTGATCGACCGGCCACCACTCGATCATGCCGCTAGCGCCCCCGCCCTCCTTGAACTGGTTCCAGTTAGGGATGGGGATCAGGACATTCTCAACGCCCTTCATGGCGATCTGCTGGATGGCCTCAGACGAGTCCGACGCGCTGGCCGGATAGAAGCCCGCGACCTTCAACTGATCCAGCAGCGCACCAATGCGCGCGGTCAGGTCGTCGATTTCCTCGAGCTGGTCCTGGTAGAACACATAGTCAGGCACAGGGACGAGGCTGGCCGTCTCCAGCGTGCCATAGGTCGGCTTTGGGCACGGAAAGAAGTCCTTGAACTGGAGATATGGGTCGGTCTCTTCCAGCAGCTCCTTGGCGCCCTTGGCGAGGAAGATCACCTTGTTGGAGGTCTTGTCCCAGATCTCGTACACGGTCGCCTTCGCCGGCTGCTGGCTCTCCGTGTTGCGGGTCTCGGTGTCGTCGCCAACCTTGTGATCGAGCTCGACGTTCTTGAACTTCTCCTCGCCGAACCGCTTATTGCCCTGCTCGCGGCTCATGTACACCTTGCGCCAGACGGTCGTCACCTCCTGCCATGTCCGCGCAACGTTGTGACCGAAGTCACGCCAATTCACATAGTCCCAGCAGACGTGTTCGCCCTGGAGTTCCTCGCCGGCTTCCTCTCCGTCCTGAAGCGGCTGCCCGGACTTGTTCAGCGGCTTCTTGTCACCATCCAATAGCGGCCGAAACTCGGCGTCATAACGCACCCACGCCGTTCCGCGGGCCACCAGGAGGAAATCATCCCGCACGCCACGCATGACACCGTCAAAGTCGGCATCATCGAACGTGTAGTGGATGGCACGTTCCACCATCTCAGATGCCGTGCGAGCGACCGGGTCATCATCCTTGAATCTCCGCGTCACATTCGGCTGCGGCATCTTCGCATAGATCGCCGGCTGAAGCACCGAGATATTGGACCACAGCAGCGACATGCGGCGCACTTCCGTGCCTTCCGTACGGCGCTTCTCCGTGTAGATCTTGATGATCTTTTCGCAGCGCGTGTGCCACGGCTTGAACTCACGATCATAGGTGTCGATGACCTTAAGCCAGCGGCGCGCTTTCTCCTCGGCGTCCTGCTGCTCTTTGGTCTTGGGGTCGTCGTCCTCGGCCATGCGCTAGGCGCCGATCCGAGCCAGTTGACGGCGCGCGCGGCGAAGCTCGCGATACCAAGGATCAACAAAAGCCTTCAGTTCTTCATAGAAGAACGCACTGCAATAGATCATACGCGATCCCTTGGCCGTTTGGCGAACTTCCACATTTCTTCAACCTTGTAATCTGTGATGGCCTTGACGGGCGGCGGCTCAATCGGCGCGACCTCAGGCTTCAGTTCCGTGTAAAACATCGCTAGGCCGCCGATCGCATCGGCGCCGTGTGAGGCCCAGTTGTGGAGCGGCTTGTCCTTCCAGACACCCAGATCCTCGTCCCATTCCTTGCGGTAGTTCTTCAGGCACTTGACGCCGCCGGCAGTCCCGGCCTCATCGAACTCAGTCTTCGCGATCAGGCGCCGCGTGCCATTAATGCGGTCCACAACATGGGCTGAAGGCACCTTCTGGACCGTGCCAAGACTCCGCTGCTGGCATTCCGCCAACAGGATCTGGATGCGCGTCAGGCCGCTCCTGGTCCACTCCCGCACCCGGATATCGTGCGGCATGTAGTGCGTGCCGTAGACATACCCATTCTCGTCGCGGCGCTTCTCGAGTTCGGCAATCATGCCATCCATGCCGCCGCCGCTGGTATCCTCGAAATACCCAATCTGCCTAATGCGCTCGGGGAGCACCTGCCAAAGCCAGACGCTGTTTGCATCGTCCATGCCGATGTCCGAGATCGTATGCACCGGGAAGCCCGGCACAAACGGGTAATTGCCAATCCGCCCGTCAGCCTCAGCCTTAGCCATCTGATCGGCGTAGTAAGCACCCTCGACACTCGCCTCAAACGCCTCTCGCGGCGTTGACGGGTACTCCCGCTTCATATCGCCGAGCTGGATCTCAGCCTTCTTGACGTACCAAGCCCGCTTGCGCGCGTTCAGTACAATTCCGTCTGTCTCTTCAAGCTTGGCGAAGTACTTGGCAAATTCCTCAGGGATCAACACGCCGGTCGGGTCGATCTCGTACTCCGGCGACTTCCACCACGCGAAGAAATGAAACTTGAAATCCAGTTCCGAAAGCTTGGTGCCCATCCGCTTCTTGGACTGCGCGGACTCGCAGATATCGTAGAAGTGCCCTTCCTGCCCTTCCGCCGTGCTCTCAATGAACGCGACCTGGCCGGCCTGCACCGTGTTGAGCGCGCCGGTTCGAACCTCCCGCGCCTTCTCTGGGTATTTGGCGCAGAGCTTGCCATATTCCGAGATGTGCAGATATTGCAGCGTGCCAGAGCGCAGCGAGGTGCCCACCCTGACGCTCGAGTTGTTCCCCAGCATCAGTTCGGTCGCGTTGTCGTGCTGGAGCGGCACCGCGCTCTTTATTCCGGCCGGCAGATTGTCGTAAGGGAACTTGACCTTGTCCCTAAAGATCGTCTGAGCGTCGAGCAGCGTGTGTGCGATCGTGCCGGCGCGGATATTGGAGTTGAAGACGCAGGCATCCAGCATGAACAACTGAATGAACGTGGTGAAGCCCAACTGGCGGGCCTTCAGGATCACGTTCATGTAGTGCATTTCAGAGAATAGGGTTTCTTGAGCCCAATTCATCTGAAACTGAGAGCGCCTGCCCTCCTTGTCGGTGATCCAGTACAGGTTGGCGAGTCGCCAGCGCCAATCCGAGAACTGATCAACCGCCTGTTGGAATGCCTCGGGTCCGGCCATCAACAGCTTTCAACAGATCGGACAGGGCGTCGCTGACGTCGTGCTTGGCCTCAACGGCCGACAGATCAGGCAAGGACTTCTTCAGGAGCCCCAATGCCGCCGTGACCTGGGACGGCTGCAATTCGATCTTACCAAACACATGATTTTCAAGACGATTTACAAGCTGAGTGGTTTTAATCCGCTCACGAGTGAAATCGTCGTGTTTTACCTTCCTGGTGCGTGCTGCCATGGTTCACGGCTTCTGATCGCCGCTCCCTGAGAATTGAGGATAGTTCTACCCGCGCTGAGCGCATCCGCCGCAGATATAGCCGATGCCGAATGCGGCTCCGGCAAGGATGGTCGGCCAGAACCAATTCATGGCGATCTCGACGTATTCGAATGCGGGGGAGATCGGGGTGAACACTACAGGCTGCTTTCGACGATCAGTTCGCCGTTGCGCTCCTTGAGCCAGACACGGCGCTTCTTGCCCTTGGGGAGCGGCTTGGAAAGCTCGCGGGCGATGAATTCCAGGGTCTCGGGGCTCATGATCTCACCTTGCGAATTGAACGGGGCAGCGCGCCAAGTTGCTCACAAGCCAACGGGGTGCATTGGTTGAATGGCACACCGCCCCGAACTGAAAAGAAAAGCCCGACTCGATGGGGGACCGAGCCGGGTGGAGAAGTCAGGGAGGAAACGTATGCCAGGAAAACGACACAAGCCGCCCGGCGGGTGAAAGCTAAGCGACCGGCCGCGATGATGAATTGCTGATTTGCCCGGGCCTGTCATTTAGTGCTTTGTTAAAATTCACGGCTTCATGCCATGGAGGATTCGGAGCACTTGCTTGTGGGCCATGCGATACGTCGCGTTGACGTGTAGAGCGGCCATCCTGCGCTCCACCTCCTTGAGCGTCTGACGCACGATCTCGTCGCGGTCGATCTCACTGTACGATCGCTGAGGCGGCCGGAAAGTTGATTTCTCGACCTGGATCATGCAGCCCTCACGTTGCTTTCATTCGTGTAATAGAATTTTCCTCCTATGACGAACTCGAGCTTGCCGCGATGCCGGCGGCGGATGACTGCGAGCATGTCGGCAAATTCCCCTTCCATGATCTTGATCCTGGCTCCGGTCGGAATTCGTTCCTGCGAAACGAAGTCCCACTCCCCCGCCATGTAGCGCTCCCGGAAGGCCCAGACTTGGCTATCCGCGACGATTGCCGGCGCTCCGTTGTCGCCCGTCAGCAGAGCCTCAATTCCGTTGATGTTGCGCACAGCCCAGAAATTGTGGTCCGGAATCTCCACGAACAGGTAGCGGCCCAGGATCGGATATTCCTTGGCCACCTTCACGCGCGCGTGCGATGCCCATTTGCGGTATTTTGGCCAGAAGGCTCGATAGCCGAGCTCGGCAAGGCCTGCCTCAGCCCTGCGATGGCAGTTCGGGTTTGTGATCGCCACATACCAATTGCTATTCGTCACCATCGCCCCCTGCATGTGATGCTGCCTTTCTATTCTGCCGCTTCCTGCTCTCTTACGAGCAACACATCAGGCTCCGGTGTGTCCTCGACCTCACCGCGCATTACCGGCAATCGCTTGGCAAGCCATTCAACGCGCCCAGGACGTGCCCTGTAATGATCCACGATCTGTCCCCATGACGGCGCTTTGACCTTCCATTCCTTGACAAATCGCTCGGTCATTTCATCACCTTGAGCTGAGGCGCCGCGAACGACTTGCCTATTGCATTCGGGACTTCAGGCGGGGGAAGCGGAGACGGGTCCATGGCACGTTCGATAGGTAAGGCACGAAGCAGACGGGTCAGTTTCAGAATCTGACCTTGGAACGGCTCCAGTTCTTCCTCGCACAGCCGACGCAAGGCACCAGGGCTCGGTGCAAAATCGATGTTGCCCTTGCCAATGTCACCGCGCACCCAGCGCTTGATAGCTGCATCCAAAGCCCATGGAGCGATGTCCGAAACGGACTCTCGGTAGAACTCCAGTCTCGCCTGCCCTGCTTCGTCAGTGGCTCCGCCAGCCGCCGGATAGCCCAGCAGCAGCTTCGTCAGGAGAGATAATCTCGCCTTCGAGCACTGTGCCACCGAAAGGTTCTCGCCCGTGATGACCTGTTTGAGTTCGATCAGCCGGTCGTTGAGCTCCCGACGATCTGCCTCCGAGAGATCCATCCCCGAAGGAAAATTCAGCCTCTCCGGCTGGCCCGGCCACCTCACCGTCCCCAAACTCTTCTCGAGCCGCGCGATTGGCAGCGGCAAGGATAGCATCGTGTCCAGTTTTTCGCGGATTTGCAGTTCGTTGGCCATTGCCGCCTCCGTTTCGAGATCCATATTCGACCGCTTGCAAGGACCATTTGACCCAAGCCGCATTCCAGTTTTTGGCCAATCGGCCCTTGTCGGCCGCGTGAAGCTGGAACTTTCTCAGCTCCAAACGCGCCCGGTCCCCGCTCCCAAGCACTTCGATCGATTCCAGCCAGTGCTTCTCGTCCGGCTGCCAGCCGTCCGCGAGTGACGTTGAGCGTTTTGCGGCTCTCTCTTTCTTTTCTTTTTCTTCTTTCTTTTCTTCCTTAGAGAGAGAGCCACCGTCACGAGTGACGCTTTCGTTACGGTTCGTTACGGTTTGTGACGCTTGCATCTCAGCGTCACGCGTTACGCTTTCGTTACGCTTTGTGACGCTTGCATCATGATCAGAGGCGTCACGAAGTGACGGTTTGTTACGCTCGCGATAGCGCTGCTGGCGAACCGCACCAGCCGATTTCTTGGTCAATGCACCCGTCATTTCGACCGCAGCACGCGCGACGAGACCGGCTGCCTCAGCGGCACCCATGCCGCCGGCAACCAGTGCAGCAATAAGTTCAGCCGTCGCTGTCACGATGGGCGCACCAGGGATTCGAGCGCAGCCATGTAGAGGTCAACCTGGGCCTCGTGTTCGGCTCGCTTGTTGGCGTTGGCCTTCCGACGCCTAACAGCGTCCCTGAGAGCCTTTACATCGTGGCCGTTAGATTTGGCTTCTGCGTAGATTTCATTGCGCCCGGTCTGGAGATCCTTGATCTCGACTTCGACGCGCTCGATGCGCTCTACGATAGCCCTAAGCTGGCTGTTGTCGCCGATCGTCGCCATGCGTGCTCTCCGTGTTTGTGGTGGGTTGAACGCGGTGGGACTCACGCAGCGCGAACGACGCGCCATCAATTACGACATTCGCCAAATGAGCCTTAGCGATCTCGACGGTGGTAATCTCCTCGGAGCCGAAGAGTTGGAAATTAACGAGGTAGCGGCCCGGCGCCGGTGATGTGAGGTAGAAGATCTTTGCGATCATGCGGCGGTCCTCCGCTCGTGCTTCAGCCGGCGCAGGTTGATGTCCTTCAGCATGGCCTCGAGCTCGCCGCGGCGGATGCTGCGGGGCTTCTCGGCGTCGATCAGGGCCTTGAGGTGGGCCGCCTGGTGACGGAGCGGCAGGCGCTTCATGCGGGTGACGATGAAATGGAGCGGGGTCATGAGAACTGTGCCTCCAGAGCCGCAACGGTGCGCGCGAAATTGGGGTCCTTGTTCATTTTCTGCTCGATCACACGTGATCCATGCAGAACGGTAGTGTGGTCCTTACCCCCGAACCTGCGCCCGATCTCCGGAAGGCTCCGAGTTGTCAGCTTTCGGGCAAGGTAGAAGCCGATCTGGCGGGGAATGACGATCTTCGATATCCGGCGCGACGAGTCCAAGTCGTTTGCGGACACTTTGAAATGCTTCGCGACGCACTTCCGAATCTCGCTAATGGTGGGTTTCCGCGGCCCCTCTTCCACAGAGGTAATCCACTCAGGGACTGAGGGCGGTGGCAGTTCGGGCTCCGGAGGAGCCTCCACAATGACGACCTGCTCAACCTTGACGAATTTTTCGCCATGGAAGCGTGCCAATCGCGACAACAGTGAATTGCATGAATGCACATTCCTCGCGCGAATGGTCTCTTGATACGCAACAAACTGTCTACTCTCTTCCATTTACTTGCCCCTAATCCTTGCCCAAAAGAGCCTTAGCCGCGCGCACAGCGTTGCTATCAGGCCCGGTGATTTCCTCTGTACGTCTGACTTCATTTTCGAGCTTTCGCATTTGCCTTTCGCATTCTGCGCGATAAGCCGCCCTGATGGTCTCGTAGACCGAGACACTGATTATCCTCAGACGCTCCCGGCGATATCGGAGTGACCAGAGGAACCCGTAATCGATGTTGTAGTCACGAGCGACGGAACGCATTGCATTCTCGGTATCCCCAGGCCCTCGCGCTTTCATGCGCGTCAGGTCCTTCGACCAAAGAGCAGCCTGATCCAAATACGCGGCGTCAGACATCGCAGAATCCTTTTTCACCTTTGCAAATCCCTTCATGGCTAATTGCACGCACCATGAAGGCAGACAACGACAACACAGACACTTGGATCGAGCTTGCGGCGGCAACCGCAAATCTCGTGAGATATCTAGAAAAAGACAGAGATCAGGCCCCAAACGGAGAGGCCGATAAGAATCCAGAGGATGATGCTGAGAGGCAGCGCGAGCGCGAGCGCTTCGTTCAGACGCGCCTGAGAGAGATCGAGAGGTTCGAAAGGCCCTATCGCTCGGTCAAGAGACCCTGAGGGCAAACGAATTTCGGCGTGCGGATAAGTTTGCGTTCCCGCGCTGCGAGAGCCGGTCGAGTGGCTGATCCCCGTCGCACTCGGCCGGCTTGTCATTCCGAAACTGCGATGCGCTGTCATGCGAACGCTCCTACGCGCAAGCGAAAAGTGCGTGAATTGTAGGGATTGGACAAAGACATTTCCGGAGAAGCACGATGGACGTGATCGACCCGCACAGCGCGCAAGAAATTTTTTTCGACGGCATTCACGAAGTGAAGATCGTCGCGGGCATTGTGAGAATCGTGCTGTACAGCAGGCAAAACGACATCGGCACAGTCGTTGCGCGTCTTGCGTTGCCGCTCTCCGAATTGCCCGACGTTATCCAAGCGCTTGTGATAGCGCTGACAAACGCTGCAAAAACTGCGGGCCCATAGATGGGTTGAAGTTCCTCCAAAAGGAACAGCAGAAATTGAATCAACTTCCGCGCAACTTTTGTCGCATGCTCGCTCTGCAAGTTTTGAGTTGCAGAGTTTTCCCTGCTGGGTGCAGGATGTCCCCTTCTTGTGACGGGGACTGCATTCATGACAGACGAAGAATTGCTCGAGCAATCCGCTACCATTCCCACCATTTACTGCGATGGCCTCGGCGCGTTTCGGAAGATCAATGGCTCCCTCCGTTGCATCGGATACGTCATCGGAAGCGGTGCGCAGGTGAACTTGATCATATCGATTACGGGCGCCGACGCCGCGAACAGAGAAGCGCGTCGAATTTTGGAAGAGCCGCCGACGCAGCGCCAGACCAGCATCGATTGGTTGCGCGCAGCGCATTAAGCCACCCCAAACAATTCAGCGAGATCGGGCCGCAATTCCCTGGCAGGAATGCCCGTTACCGCTGCGACTGCTGGAACGTCTTCGGGCGGAACCTTCTGGTCCCGCTCGATGCGCGATAGCTTTGCAATTGATGGCCGAGGGAAGCCGTTTGCCGGAAAGAGGTCGCATACCTCTTCAAGGCTGCGCTTGCCGCGCCACTGACGAATAGGATTGGTGCTCTCAGCTTCACTCATGCTCCATTTCCTTACACTAGTTGAAAACCCGCCGCAAGCGTTTTTGCATCTAGTGCTAGGGCAAATCATTTGCATAGAGTGTAAAGTGCTGAGATGCCAAAGAGAATCGCGCTACAGAAGCCCCGCCAGCGCCGCCGGACATTCTTCCGGGAATGGCGAGAGCATCGGGGTCTCACTCAGGAACAGCTCGCCGGGCGCCTAGATACGTCCGTGGCGAGCATTTCCAGAATCGAGAGTGGCACCCAGCCCTATACTCAGGACGTGCTCGAAGCGCTGGCAGAGGCATTAATGACCGATCCAGCCAGCCTCCTAATGCGTAACCCAGCCGATCCGGATGCTATCTGGTCAATATGGGACCAGGCCAAAAGCGGCGAGCGCCAGCTTATTGAAGAATTGGCGCGCTCGGTCGTGAAAACCGGCACAAAGGGATAGCCTCTCCCGCAAACCTGAGTTGACGAGCCCGGCCCGCGCGCCGGGCTTTTTGCTGCCTTGCACAATCGAAACTTTCACTAGATGCAAAATAACTGTTGCGCATCTTTGCATCTAGTGTAAGGTGATCCTCGTCAGCACGACGGGGAAACGACACCATGATCATCGAGACCAGCGCCAACCAGCTCTTCTTCGTAGTTGAGCCCGCCGACGAACACCTCTCCCATTGCTGGAACGGCCTGCGCGTCAAGCGCGCCAAGGGCGGCTTCGTCACCATCAAGAACGCAAAACCCGTGCTGGTCCGCAAGGCCGGCTGCCGCACCGTGGCGCCCTTCTCCGCGCTCCTCGGTGCCGCCGCTTAATCAGGGATCAAGATCATGGCAACCTTCACCTACGAATTCGAAGAGCTTCCGCTGGTTATCGCCAATGGCATCCCGGCCGCCCTCATCAACGGCTGCGCTGAGATCGAGTTCAATGCCGGCGGCATGTGGCAACTCGGCGAAGTCTGCGTCGAGGGCTACCAGAACCTGACGGCGGAAGAGCGCGCGGCCGGAAAGCGTCCTTGGATTTACGTGAAGGCGCCGGTTGACCTCATGTGCATCGTCGCCGAGCGCCTTGAGATCCAGTGGAAGGACAAGGTTGACGACGCTGTGCGCGAGCAGATCGACGCCGAGCGTGAGCGCGCCGCTGAGTACCGCGCCGAGGCCCGCCGCGATGCACGGATGGGGCTGTGATGACCCGCCGCAAACAGATCATCGAGAACAGCCTCGTCGTTGTCGGCTTCTACCTCGCCTTCTTCCTCGCTTTCGGGTGGGGGCTGCGATGAACAGCCAGCAGTTCGGGGATGTTCTCCTCGCCCATTGGCAGCTTCTCTGGCCCCTCCCCGCCGCAGAGCGGATCAAGCGGATCGATGAAATCCGCGCCGACATGGAATTCGAAGAACAGCTTTCGCTCGTCTCTATCGAGATGGCTAACCCGGAGCACGCGTGATGTCATTGCCCGCTGAGAACGTCCGCCAGATCGAGCCGCAGGCTCTAGTCACCATGACACCGATGGACATGCTGGCTCGCGCTGTCCAGTCCGGCGCCGATCTCGACATGATCGAGAAGCTGATGAACCTGCAAGAGCGCTGGGAGGCCGGCAACGCTCGCAAGGCTTTCGAGGAATCGCTTGCGAAGGCCAAGGGCGAAATCCCGGTCATCACCCGCAATGCCAGCGGCCACAACAGCAAGAAGTATGCTGACTTTGCCGCAATCGCCAAGGTGATCGATCCCATCCTCGCGCGGCATGGCCTCTCTTACCGCTTCCGCACCACGCAGACGGACAAAATCTCCGTCACCTGCGTGCTGTTCGGCCACGGCCACAGCGAGGAGACCACCCTCTCCGGCCCGGCTGACGCTTCCGGCAGCAAGAATGCCATCCAGGCTATCGGCTCCACGCTGACTTACCTCCAGCGCTATTCGCTGGTGCAGGCGCTTGGCCTTGCTGCCGCAGAAGATGACGACGGGAAAGCCGGCGCCGGCATGCCCACTATCACTCAGGAGCAGGCCGACAACCTGCGCGATCTGATCGAGGCCAACGGCAAGAACACGGCCAAATTTCTCAAATGGGCCAAAGCCGAACGGATCGAGGACATTCGCGCCGACTACTACGAATCCTGCGTCGAAACCATCAAAGCTCCGGTGCGCAAATGATCCAGATCATCGATTGCGATCAAGGCACGCCAGAGTGGTACGCCGCGCGGCTTGGCATTCCAACCGCTTCCGAGTTCTCGACCGTTATGGCCAAGGGCAAGGACGGCGGCAAGAGCGTCACCCGGAAGACCTACATGTTGAAGCTCGCGGGCGAGATCCTGACCGGCGAGCCGATGGAGAGCTATTCCAACCAGCACATGGAGCGCGGCAAGGAGCAGGAAGCCGAGGCGCGAGATATGTACGCCTTCATGAGCGACGCTGATCCGACCCAGGTCGGCTTCGTCAGGAATGGCGACAAGGGATGCTCTCCGGATTCCTTAATCGGCGCCGATGGCGGGCTCGAGATCAAGACGGCTCTGCCTCACATCCAGGTCGAGCGCCTGCTTAAGGGCGATCTGCCGAGCGAGCACCGCCATCAGGTCCAGGGCAGCATGTGGGTGACGGACCGCCAATGGTGGGACTTCGTCTCCTACTGCCCCCGCCTCCCGCTCCTCATCGTTCGCGTGCCTCGCGACGACGGTTTCATTGCGACGCTTGCCGGCGCAGTGAAGGAGTTTAATTCCGAGCTCGCAAGCGTCGTGGATGCCATCCGCAGCCGCAACGCTGGCGATCAGCTCAAGAAGGCAGCGGAGGCCGCGTGATGAGCCGGGCAATGTTGACCCTCCGCAGCAAGTCCGAGCGCGAGCAGGCAAAGGCTTGGATCGACAAGTCGCCCACTGGGACTCGCGTCGAGTTCAAGGGACCGTCCCGATCGCTCGACCAAAATTCTCGCTTCTGGGCGATGCTGACGGATTGCGCCGTTCAGGGCCGCATCAACGACCGCCGCTTCAATACCGAGCAGTGGAAGACAATGTTCATGGCTGCCTATGCGGAAGAGCGGGGCCTCGAGATCAAGCACCTCCCCGCACTCAACCGCGCCGGCATGATTCCCTGCGGCCGCTCGTCCTCTGACCTCTCGGTCTCTGAAATGTCCGAGCTCATGGAGTGGATTGCGGCCTGGGGCGCCGAGAACGGCATCAAGTTCCACGATCAAGAGGAGCTTGAGGACGCATGAGGCGCGAGTTCTCCAAGCAGGTCAAGCGCGACGCCTTCATGCGCGCCAACGGCAACTGCGAAAACCCGCAGTGCGGCGCCCGGCTCACGCTCGGCAAGTTTCACTATGACCATTCCATCGCAGACGGCCTTGGAGGCGAACCGACGCTGGAGAACTGCACCGTTCTCTGCACGCCCTGCCACAAGGACAAGACTGCGAAACGAGATGTCCCGGCTATCGCTCGAACAAAGCGTATCCAGGACCGCCAGCGGGGCATCCGCCAGCCCCGGAAAATCACCCGCTGGCGAAAATTCAACGGCGAGATCGTCCACGCAGCGAGGGAACGCTGATGGCCGCCCCAGGAATCTGCGTCCTCGCCCTGTTCGTCATCGTCATGGTTCTGGCTGGAGCAAAGTAAATGGAATGGTTTGCGATCGTAATTGTCGCGCTGGTTTTGCTCATCATCTGGCGACTGATGCCGTGAGCACACTCGCGCTCCTTTCCAAGGATGGTTAGTCTTACTTTTCAGGGGTTTACGACATGAAAACGATTTGCGGAATTGACGTGACGAAGTTCGCAAAAGCACCCACGGCTGATGAACTCGGCCTCCTGGTTGCTCACATGAATTCGGATGAGCAGGCCAAATTCTTCGTGGTGATGGGTGAGGAGCTTCGCAACTGTTGCGGTGGCCGCGAGATGTTCCAGTGGCAGTACATCTCGGACTCGATAGCCAGCTTGGAAGAGAAGCTTTGCGATGGCAGCGCCTCGCAGTTGATCAACGAGATCCAATGCCGGCTGGAAGATTCGCAAAAGCACGTTCGCGACGCCGCGTAACCAATTTCTCTCCAAAGGCTGGGATGACTATGAACTGGATCGCCTACCAACTCGTGATGCACTTCGACGCCGCGATTGATCCTTACACCGCGTTCGGCCGCTGGTGCCTTCCTCGTGCTGGCGGCTGGGCATACCACAATCATCAGGGCAACTGACAAATGTCTCAACGTGACAGCGGTTACGAGCGCAAAGAGCGGGACCTATACGAGACGCCGGAATGGGTGACAATGGCGCTTGCGCCACACCTGCCGACAACGGATTGCGTGGTCTGGGAGCCGGCGGAGGGTAGTGGGAAGATGGTTCGCGCCCTTTCCAAGATCGGCTTCGATGTGACTGCCTCCGATATTGAGACCGGCCGCGACTTCCTCACCCAGCCGGCGCCGAAGCCGTTCCGAGCCGTCATCACCAACCCGCCCTATGATCTGGCAACCGAGTTCATCGAGCGAGCGCTTGGGCTGGTGCCCTGCAATGGCTTTGTCGCGATATTGCTGAGGACCGACTTCGACCACGCCAAGACCCGCGCCAGGCTGTTTGCAGCCTCGCCTGTCTTCTCGAAAAAGGTAGTTCTGACCAAGCGCATCAAGTGGTTCGAGGATTCCAAGGGCCAACCCTCATTCAACCATGCGTGGTTCATCTGGAATTTCCAGCACGAGGGAGCGCCGACGCTGGCGTATGCACCATGACAGATCACTTTCCATCTTCCGCTGGGAGTGAAAGTGAGCAGCCGGGCTTCGACTATTTCGAGTGTCGGGAATGCGGCTTCGATAGCGTCCAGCTTTCGACGTTCAAGGGATCCGAATGGTGCCCACTATGCGCTGGCGACTCCGGTCATCACGTTCGCATGAACCGCCGAACGGCCCGCAGCACGGACAAGCCTGAAGGCAAGGACGCGAGGAAATTGCCATGACCGAAGATCAAATTAAACACATGGTTGACCGTTTTCTCGGCTGGCGTTTGCCGGAGAACTTCAGCCCCGATGCAGGGGTCAGCTTCAAAAAGACATTCAACGACCACATGCCGACGCCGACGAAAAACGAGCCGTCCGGCACCAACCTTTTCGACGCCACCCAAGCAGACGCGATGGTGCGCTACCTGATCGAGGGAATGCCGCTCACTGGCACTCCTGCCCAACGAGCCGTTGGCAGGGAAGAACTGGACAAGCTGATCCAGCGCCATGCATCTGCCTACGTTACCCGTGGCCATGCCATTAGCGACAGCATCATTGCTGAATGCAAAGCTTCGCGCGAAGCCCTGCTTGCTGCTTTCGCCGCCCAGCCGCCGGCCGCTCCGGCGTGCTCGTGCGGTGGCGACGCCGGCCAGCCCGCGGATCATCACGACATTAGCTGCCCTCTCGCCCTCTCGCCCTCCTCTGCCGACACAGTGGACGCGCTCGCCAAGACGATTTGGCTGGCCGGCTTCGAACGAGCCTTCAGCCGCACGCCGACCGACCCGTGGGAGAACCAAGCCGAATCTGCCAAGGCTCCTCACATCAACACGGCCCGCAAAATCATAGAGGCCGGCTTCGTCACCGCTGGTGAACCGCAGAGAGCGCGGGAGAAGAACCAATGACCAACGAGCATCCGTTCATCCCCGGAGCCAAGGTGGCTATGCAGAGTGGCGGCCGGTGGGGCGCTGCCGAGTGGCAAGAGTTCGAGGTCGAGAAGCTGTTCAAGAATGGCCGGTTCACCCTCAAGGGGCGCGAAGGCCAATGGAACGCATATCCGCCGTCAGCAAATGGTTACGGCGATAAGCACTGGCATGCATACCGAGCGGGTAGCTCGCGCTACGGCGAGGGGACCTTGCTGATTTGGGATGAAAATTCCGACGCTGAAATCAAGGAAGGCTTTGCCACGTCTGCCCGCGAAAAACGGCTGAAGAAACTCCAACATGGGTTTGAACGCCTACGATACGGCGATGTGACCGACGCCGCGCTTGATGCCATCGAGTCCGCACTTTCGCTCTCGCGCCCGGAGCGGTCATGACTTTCGCTCTCGACGCTTCAATTCTCGCTCGACGGCCTCTCGAACAAAGTCCGTCCGGTCCTCGGACTCGGTCAAGACGGCCTCGATGCGCTCAAAAGTGCCCTCCTCGAACCTGGCCTGCATATCCTCGGCCCATCTTTTTTTACGTCCCATCGATTATTTCTCATATGAGATATTGACGATGGATAAATCATATGAGATATTGCTCTCACAGTCAAGCAACGGAGCAAGCAAATGACCCGCAACGAACAGATCGCCCTCTACACCGAAGCCTTCCGCGCCTCTCGCAAGGCTGACCACCAGCGCGGCGCAGCCCAACTCGCCTGTATGATGGATCGCGGCACCCGCTACGAAGACTTCGAGGCGCTCCTTGCTCGTTTGACTGCCAAGGCAGATGCGGCTTGGGCAGCGGCGAAGGCTGCCACCACGAACCACGAAATCATCCTCGAAGCAGCGAAGGCGGCCTGAGGGCCGCCACCTCTTCTACCCTCGATGGAGAGCGACATGACCCCGATCCGCCAAGACCTCATCAAGGCCCTCACCCAGGTCCAGAACCACCCCGCCTTCTACCACGTCGATATCCTGACGATTACCGGCTGCGGCATGACGGACGATGAGGTCCGCACTCACTTGGAAGCGAACATCGAATTCATCGGTAGGTGGAATTTCGAGGAAGCTCAGAAGCCCACAAAGCGCAACCGAAGGAAAGCGGCCTAGGGGCCGCCTCACTGGCAATGTCTTCGCATCAATTGGGGACTGAAAATGGCTAGCCACGAAGCAGTTATTGACCTGATGAACGAAAGCAGTCGCCTCAAATTCGAGCGAGACGTGGCAGTCGCCGCGCTACGAGAGATCAGGCGCGCCACCGTCGAGGGGCGCGTCTGCGACGACGTGGCTTGGTTCGACCAGATCGAGACGCTGTACGACTTTTGCGACCGCATCATCGACAAGGTCACTGGCGTTCCTGTGTCCCCACCGCCAGTGGCTTCAGATCAGTGAAAGTGACGAATTTTTCGTAGCCGTGCGTACCAACCTCAACCAAAAGGAAATGAAATGGCCCATGTGTTCGAAGGTCAACCGGATTCCCGGCAGGCCGATACCGCGATCCCCGTCACCCGCTTCCGTCCGAAATATCGCGCGCTGAGCGACGCCGAAAAGGCCCTGCACGACGAAATCAAGGACAAGGCGACCGAACTAGAAGCCGTGTTCAACAAGGTCAAGACCGGCCGCTATTCGTCGCTGGCGATGACCTCGCTCGAACAGTCCGTCATGTGGATCGTGAAGGAATTGACATCGTGATTATCAACCGGCGCGGAATCTGGTGGCCTTGCGCTGCTTACTATCGTCACCATAAAGCCGCGCCGGGCCCACGACGCAGGACCATGGGCGGCACTTCGCTAGTGACCTCAAATAAGTAGGCATGACTAAAATGCTCGGCATTCTATCCCTAGTTATGTTCTCGCTTGCGACGATCCAGATCGCGCGAGCCATCCACAAAAACAGTGACGAGCCGATGGCGGCCGCTGGCATGTTTGCCTTGGCTGGATGTGTTCTCCTCCGATGACACAGCAGACAGAGGACTATCTGCGGAAGATGTACCTGCGCAGCAAGGACACCGTGGGGAAGCTCGGCGGCCGGATCGAAAAGGCAGAGCGCGAGGTCCGCGACATAACGAAGGACCGCGACCATTGGCGGGAAAGGGCTTTGAAGGCCGAAGCCGCCCTCGCCTCATCCCCGCTCTCGTCGAACAAGTTGGGTGGTGAATGACCCAGGACGACGACACCATCACCCTGAAGGATGCCGCCGGCCACTTCGGTTTCTCGGTGTATACGCTGCGCACCGAAGCTGACCGCGGCCGGCTGACGATTTACAAGATCGGAAAGCGCTACTACACGACGCCCGCCGATGTGAAGGAAATGGTTCGTCAATGCCGCGTCGATCAAAAGGCCCCCGACTCTACCTCGATCCGAAGCGCGATCAATTCGTCATCCGAGACGGAACGCGTTTCATCCGCACTGGCTGCGGCGAAGGAGAGCGCGCTAAGGCTGAAAAATTCCTCGCGCAATACCTTGGGCAAAAGCATCGACCTACCCCGTCGAGCTCGCCCATGATTGCCGAGGTGCTGGCCGCATACGGAAGCGAGATCGCGCCGGACAAGCCGAGCGCCCGCAACATCGGTTATCACATCTCCAACGTGCTGAAGTGGTGGGGCGAAAAGCGGGTTGCCGACATCAGCGTGAAGTCGTGCAAAGAGTACGTGAAGACCAAGACGGCGGCTGCCGCCTGGGGGGATCTGAAGGTGCTCAAGGCCTCGGTCAAATACTGGCACGGCGAGTATGGCCCGCTCGACGCCATGCCGTTGTTTTGGAAACCAGAGTTGAACCCGCCGAAGGAACGATGGCTCACTCGATCGGAGGCGGCCCGGCTCCTATGGGCGGCGCGGCGCTACCAGCACTTGCGCCGGCTGATCCTGCTCGGACTCTACACGGGCTCGCGGCCGGGTGTGCTGCTGAGCCTGCGCTGGTCGCAGGTCGATTTCCGCTCTGGCGTGATGAGCCGGACGCCGGAGGGCAAGGTGGAATCGCGGAACAAGCGAGCCCCCAAGGTCAAGCTAGGCTGGAGGATCACGGCGCACCTGAAACGCTGGAAGCGGCTCGACGGCGATCAGAAGCTCGTCTGTTACTTCACCGGCCCGAACCACCCGGGCGCGCGCCAGGTCGATGACCCTCATGGGACGTGGAAGAAGGTTATCGCCTCGGCGAAGCTCAAGGGCGTGACCAAGCACACGCTACGGCACACCCGGGCGACGTGGATGATGCAAGCCGGCGTGCCGATCTGGGAGGCCGCCGGGTTCTTGGGAATGACCGTGAAGACACTGGAGCGGGTCTATGGGCACCACTCGCCCGACCATCAGGAGAACGCCGCGAATATCTGATACTGTGCCACGGCACAGTTATTCACTGGTTTTTCGTAATGTAATCAAGTCCTGCTTGTTTCCACCCCAG